GGGAGCTATGAAGTTAAGTATCACAATTAAATACACGAACGGCGAGGAAGTCACCTATAACGCTGGACTCCCTGAGTGGGCGAAGTGGGAACGCAAGACTGGCAAGTCGATTTATTCGATGAAGGATATTTCGGCCTACCAACAAGCGGACTTCCTTGACCTAGCCTACTTTGCTTACAAACGCGAAGCGGCAGGAAAGCCGACTAAATCTCAAGAAATATGGGAATTATCGGTTGAGGAAATGACGATAGGAGATGAAAGCCCAAAAGCTTCGAATCCGGAAGCATAAACCGACTCATAATTGAGATCGCGATAGCAACCGGAATTCCGATGAGCGAATGGACTGACATCGACCAAGTATTAACGGCGATTGACATATTGAAGGAGCGCAGAGGTAATGGCAGATGAGCCGATTTCCTATGACAAGCGCGAACTTCGCTCAATCATTACCGCCTTCAAAGCGATGGACGATGAAGCTGTTGATGCGGCTAAACGCGAAAGTTTTGCGCTGGCTCAATACGCAGCCAACGAAGTCAAAGCCTACGGAATCACTCGAACCTTTGGACAAGCCGTTGTCAATCGCATTACAAGCGGCGTTAAAGTTTCCAAAACCTCGAAGATTGGCGAGTTCTCTTATGGATTCGCGTCTCAGCGTTTCTCTGGTGGAGGATCAACTAAAGACCTCTGGGCAGGTTACGAATTCGGATCTAATCGTTATCGTCAGTTCCCAAGACGCACTCCCCGTAAAGGTCGAGGAAATTCTGGCTATTTCATCTATCCAGCACTTCGCAAAATTCAGCCTGAACTAGTGAAGAAATGGGAAGAAGCATTTACGAAGATATTGAAGGAGTGGGATAAATAATGGCCGGAAGTAGAACGCTTAAATTATCCATCCTTGCTGACGTTGATGACCTCAAGAAGAAGCTGGACGTAGGTTCAAAAGAAGTAGAAGGTTTTGGCGGTAAGTTAGAAAAGTTCGGCAAAGTCGCCGCTGCCGCTTTTGCTGCGGCTGCTGCCGCTGCTGCGGCGTATGCTGGCAAGTTAGCGATTGAAGGCGTCAAAGCTGCAATTGAAGATGAAGCTGCCCAACGACGTTTAGCCCTTGCCCTAGAAAACGTAACCAATGCTACCGACGCACAGATTAAAGCCGTCGAGGAGCAGATACTCAAGACATCATTAGCCACCGGCGTAGCCGACGACAAACTTCGCCCAGCGCTTCAAAGATTAGCTGTTGCCACAGGATCAGTTGAGCGTTCTCAAGAATTATTATCTTTAGCCCTTGACATCTCAGCCGCCACAGGAAAAGACGTTGAGACAGTCACTAACGCATTGGCTAAGGCATACGAAGGCAACAACTCAACACTTACTCGTCTTGGTGTTGGAATTACTGCCGCAGAAGCTAAAACTCTTGGCTTTGAGGGAACTGTGAAGCAACTGTCCGAGACATTCGGCGGCGCTGCGGCAACTCAAGCCAATACCTTTGAAGGTCAGATAAACCGGTTAAAAGTAAGTTTTGATGAAGCTAAAGAATCGGTGGGAGCGGCGTTGTTGCCTATCCTGCGCCAACTATTAGATTATTTTGTCAACGTCTTGATTCCTAAATTCCAAGAAGCAAAACGAGCGGCAGTCGATCCAATCATCAAAGCGTTTAGAGATAATGAAGAAGCCTTGCGCGACCTATGGGCATTCGTTAAGAACTTCCTAATTCCTATTTTTGAAAATGGCTTGGTTGCGGCAATTAAAGCCGTCGGCGCTACTATTGCTGGAATCATTACAGTCGTCGCAACTGTGACAAATAAAGTCAAAGAATTAGCAAACGACGTTATTGAAGCAGTTAATAAAATTATTCGCGCTTATAACGCAATCCCTTTACTACCTAACATCTCAACTATTCCGAAAGTGGGAACAAGTTCTACCGCGATGACCGGCTCAATCCCTACGGCCAACTTACCTTTTGGTGGAGCGACATTAGGCGGCGGAACGACAGGCGGAGGAACTGGTGGAGGTAGCACAGGCGGCGGAACGGGTGGCGGTTCAACTGGCGGTAAAACTGGTGGCGGTTCTAGCGTTGCTGGAACTATTGCTGGAGTGATAGCTGGAACTAATGCGGCTTTCGATGCTTTTAATAATGCTAGAACTGGTGGCGCGGTAAGCGGCGTTTTTGATCCGAGTTCATTCCGCAAAACCGAAAACGCTGGACTAACAATTAACGTCAATTCTCCTAGCATTATTGACGAAGAAGGATTTACTCGAGCCGTCGTTTTAGCCCTTAATAACTCAACCAATCGCGGCACTACCGGTGCTGGCGACCTACGGACTAACGCTCAGATTCTATGACCGCTTGGACGCCCGTATGGAGAGTAAGAGCTAACGGCGACACAGTAACCGGCGTAACTCTTGCCAACTTAACTATCACATCTGGCCGAACAGATATTAACTCGCCTACTCCTGCTGGCTATTGCTCTTTACAACTCATTAACACCGATAACAGCGTTTATAGCTTTGCCGTTAATACTTCCATCCTTATCGAAGTTCAAGATTCCAACGCCGATTATGTGCCTCTCTTCGGCGGTCGCATTTCCGATATTCGTCAAATCGTCACAAGTGCAGGATCAGAAGCGGCAGTAACAACAATTAACATCACAGCCACAGGAGCTTTAATCAGACTTCAACGGGCGACCTTTGATGGCAACTTGGCCGAAGGATTAGACGGCGCACAAATCACCGACTTACTTGATGAACTATTGTTGGCGAGTTGGAACGAACTCCCACCAGCCGAGACTTGGGCTACTTACGACCCAGCCGAGACTTGGGCCGAAGCTGGCGATATTGGGTTGGGAACTATTGACGCTGGCGAATATACGATGGCGAGCCGTCAGATAAGCGACCAAGTTATTTCCAACGTCGCCAATCAAATCGCCTCCTCAGCTCTCGGCTATTTGTTCGAGGATGCTAACGGCAATATCAACTATGCCGATGCGAGCCACCGACAGGATTACCTAGTTGCCAACGGATATACCGACCTTGATGCCGCTCACGCAATTGGCGCAGGAATCGGAATAGTTCAGCGACAAGGCGACATAGCCAACAAAATTATTATTGACTATGGCAATAACTTTAATTCCCAATACATCGCCCAATCCACCGACTCACAAGCCACTTATGGCCTTTACGCCGAGCAGTTCTCAAGCTATTTAAAGAACACAGCCGACGTCGAAGATATGGGCGACAGACTCATTCAGCTCCGCGCCTACCCTCGCTACCTTTTCCAATCCATAACTTTCCCACTTCAATCCCCCGAAATTGACGACGCGGATCGAGACGCCTTGCTTAATATCTTTATGGGCCAACCTGTCCGCATCACGAACCTTCCGCCTCAAATGCTTGGTGGCGAGTTCACCGGTTACATAGAGGGCTGGACGTTTAGGGCGTCGGTTGGTGGGCTTTCGCTTACCTTCAACGCTTCACCCACAGAGTTCTCGGCCGTCGCTCAACAATGGGCGCAGGTCAATGCAGCAGAAAGCTGGAATAGTGTGCTTAATACCTTAGAATGGCAGGACGCGATAGGAGTGATTAGTTAATGGCAACAACAACGAATTTCGGCTGGGAAACTCCGGACGACACAGATCTAGTCAAGGATGGCGCTCTTGCGATGCGCACACTTGGCAACGCCATCGACACTTCTTTAGTCGATCTCAAAGGCGGAACGACCGGACAGGTTTTATCCAAGACTTCCAATACCGATATGGATTTTACTTGGGTTACCAGTGACGACGCTAACGCAATTCAAAACGCGATTGTTGATGCTAAAGGCGATTTAATAACAGCAACCGCAGCCGATACTCCAGCTCGTTTAGCAGTTGGCACAAACGGACACGTTTTAACTGCCGACTCAACGACTGCCACAGGATTGAAATGGGCTGCTGCTTCAGGCGGATTGCCCAATGGCGTCGCTTATACCCCGACGCTTACAAACGTTACTTTAGGCAACGGGACACTTACTGCTTATTATGTAGATTCTGGAGACTCGGTATTTTATTACGGAATGTTGCGCTTTGGCAGCACCTCAAGTGTGACAGGAAATGTTCAAATTGATTTACCTTTCAACACTTCGACTGCCATTGGTGTTGGCGCGTTTTATGGTATTGGAACTGCCTTTTTTTACGACGCTTCAACTGGAACATCTTATTCAGCAAATCCTGCAATAAATAACGTTGATTCAGTTAGGTTTTTTCTTGTGACAACTAATTCAACTTATGGCACATTATCTAGTCAAATTGACAGCGCAACGCCAGTATCAATCGCCAGCAGCGATGAAATTAACTGGTGGATGTGGTATAGAAAGGCTTAAGTATGCGTCAAAATTTATCTTATCCTGAAGCTATTTTTGAAAAAGATATTTCTGATGAATGGCGTTGGGAGCGAATTCGTCTTTGGCGCGACAAACTCCTCAAAGAATCTGATTGGCGTATGATTGAAGATGCGCCTTGGGATAAAACCGATTGGGCACAATATCGCCAAGCACTTCGCGATTTGCCATCAACAGTCACCGACCCTTCTAAAATAGTTTTTCCTACTCAGCCAAATGCCTAAGTTGTGCAAAGCTGGCGTCCAATTAAGGGAGCAAATAGATGACGATTATCCTGATCGCGACCGGCGTTCTGACGGCTGGGTTGCTGATGCTCGGCATATTGCTAAAGGTAATTCTGACCACATACCAGACGCTCGAAGAAATGGAATTGTCAGAGCTTTAGATATTGACGCTAACCTTAACGCGCATCCTGAAGAAACTTATGCGTTAGTTGAGAAAATTCGTAAATGTGCCAAGCGCGGAGACAAGCGCATTAAATATATTATTTACGACGGCAAGATTATGAGTCCGATATTGGGGTGGAAGCGCCGTTCTTACAGAGGCGCTAATCCTCACCGCTCGCATTTCCATATCAGCTTTACGACTTTGGGAGACAATGACGGCAAATGGTTCGACCTTGAAGGAGACAGAAATGAGCGACTTAAAGAAGATGGCGGAAAGTTGGGCCAAGACCTTTCTAGCAACAGCACTCGCAACATACCTCGCGGTGGGCTGGGATGTCGATGCGATTGCAAATGCGGCGCTAGTATCAGTCTTGCCTAGCATTATTAACTGGCTTAACCCTAATTACGAGCGTTACGGAAAAGTCCGGTAATGGACGCCAATACTATCGCTGGATTCGTAGCTTCGGTTCTCGGATCAATCGCCCTACTTATCGCTGGGCTTCGCTACATCATTAAATTAGAAAATATACCCATTGTGTCGCGCCTTGATAAAATGGAGTCTCAGTTAGAATTAGCCCTATCGAAGAAGGTGGGGGCTAATGGCAACAAGAAAGCGCGTTAAGAAGGCAGTTAAAAAAACGCCAAAATCTAGGCGCACAGTCAAAGAGTTGCCTACCAAACTCGATTTCTGGGCGATTGCTTGTAAAGAGATTTACGAGACTTGTCGCCGTAATGGAATGGACGAGGGCCTAGCTCTCGCTTTTGCTATGGATCGAAGCGCTTGGCCTGACTGGGTTATCGACCCACAAGATCCTATTCGCAAAATCGGGTGGGAAGATGGCGAAGAGGACGTCTAATTTACCTACGCGAAGTCGAACTTTTCGAGGCGCTTAAAGCCGTTTATCCGGACTTAACGCCACTATCGGCAACCGACCGAGCTGACGGCATTACCCACGACGCTTATATCGAGATGAAGTGCCGACGCACTCATTACCCCACACTCTTGATTGAGAAGAAGAAGTGGGATTACTTGGCCGATATAAGGGCTAGAACGGGCGCTAGGACGCTTTATATCAACTCCACCCCACAAGGAGTCTATCAGTTCGATTTAGGGGCTATAAACGAGCCTGAGTGGCAATTAAAGGCCCTTCCAGATAAGACCGACTTCGCCAATAGCGGCAAGGTGGAGAAGCTTTGTGGCTTCCTAGATATACGACACTCCGAGCTCCTGCTTGTATAAATAGATTTAATTAAATAGATTTATCCCACTAAATCCATTTTGAGGGTTTAAAAGGGAGAACAAATGATAAATAGCCCGTCAGTAATTCGATTTGATTCTACTTCGGGGGCTTGGTCTGATGGTAAAAATTACGTTAAAGGCCAAATTATTCGCAGATATGCAATTGAATCACTAGGTAGAAAATCAGTTAGAGGGCGGTTAAGCCGCGAAGAAATCTCAGCCTATTGGCTAGATCGATTTGGGGTGAACGCTGATGTCGCATAACCTCACAGCTGAACAAATAGCCGCAATTATGTGCGCACTTCCAATCTTCGGATTATGGATTTATTCGATTATTGAATCGGCAAAAGCCAAAGCCTTTAATGAAGGTTACAAACGAGGAAGGGCGTCAAACGCTTATGTCAGAGAGATCGTTAAGTGACTGGCTCTCGGATGCTGGTAACACCCTCGAAGACAGGGGGCTTGAATATGGTGATCCGAGATTCAATCTTTTACGCATTTACAAAATCGCGAGGCTGCTCGGTATTCAGCTCAGAGACCCAGCTGACGTGGCACTCGTCTTTATCGCGACAAAACTCAGCCGAATGGTGGAAAGTCCAGAGCGCGAAGATTCGTATCTCGATCTCATTGGATACGCCGCTATCTTGGGTCGATGCCGATTTTCTTCACCGGAAGATTGGGATGACGTTGAGTCTGACTCGCAACTATAACCAGCACCAATGGTGCGATATTTGTAAGAGCCGTTATGGACAAATGAAAGATGGCACTTGGCATTTAAAAGCCCAGACGCCAGCTGTATGGAAAGTGCAAAGTGAAACCCTAATCCGAAAGGCTCAAGTTAGGTTTTATTGCCAACCTTGTGCCGATGAGGTGCAAAACTGGCCAGACGGAACGTTTTGGTCATTAAAAGAGCAATTAGAGATGGCGATCGATGAGTTCGCCGGACGGGAGAAATTAAATGTCGAATTACCTTGATGATTATGTAAGTGTGCAAGACAGACTAAAGGAGTTTATAAATGCGTTTCCAGACTATCGGATTAAAACTCACGTCCTTGAGGAATCGCTTACGCCT